CTGGAACCGGCATGCAACACCTCGAAAATCTCAGAGGGAGTGGGGTCTATATGTGGCGGGGTCAGGAGGAGTTTGAGTTCCTCCTCCTTCACCCGCCGGAAGGAGGCCAGTAGCCTCACCAACTGTATCTCCACGAACACCCCACCCGCAAGGACGAGGGAGAGCAGGATGTCGTGGAGTACAGCCATACACGCCTAGTAGGCCCAGCCGGTCAAGACTGCCTGAGCGTTGGGGCGGTAGCAGTAGTGGTTGTAGTACCACTTGTAGAAGCCCTCCCAACTGTCACGGTCTGCCTTCCTGGCAAGCACGGAGCCGTCGAGGTCGGCAAACTTGCCATCTTCGAGGACCGCGAGCTTCCAGCACTTCGTGTTGAGGAAGAGCATGATGCCCCGGTCGACATGACGCGCCGCCTTGATCGGAATGCCGGCGTAGGAGAGGCCAAGGAAGCCGCCGTCGCCCTTCTGTGCGCTGCCCTGCGCGTTCATCTGGACGGTGCCGGTGAGGAGGCTGATGTACTTCGCCCGATCGATCGGGTTCATGAGAATCACATCCGGCTCCATCCCGCTCGTCATGCTGACGCTGTCGATCGTCTCCTGCATGCGCGCCAGGGTCAGGTCCACTAGGCCGCCGCCAGCCGTCTCGCTGGTGGTCAAGACGACAGACTGAAGCTCTGTAGCGGTGTCATCGTCAGAGCCGCGATCGACGCCAAAGAGGCTGACATAGCCGAGGTTTCCGTAGATACCCGTGGGCTGATTGTCGAACGCATCGACGGCTGCGACGCCCGTGTCGCTGATCACCACGGCGCCGGCATACCCTGCATCGATGCCAGAACTGTCCAGGTCGGTGATGGTGATCGTGCCATTGACCGCCGAGACGGCGGTGCACTCAACCTCAGCGCTCACGAACTCGTAGGAGGCCAGCGCGCCGAGAGATGCGTTCGAGCAGTCAACCACGCGGACGCCAAGCGTTCCGGCGGCATCCGAGACGGCGGTGCCAATCTTGTTGAAGTCGCCCCGGAAGTTCCACGCATTCGCGCCAGCGTTGTCAGCCCGCTCGCAGATGAAGCCCACGACGCGGCCACCACTGGTGAGCGTGCGGTCAGCCTGGTTGCGAACATCGTCCTTGAGCTTGTCCATCTCCATCTCAAGCGCGCCGATGAAGCTCGCCGTGCCACCCTTGGCTGCGGCGGCAATCGCCGGGCCAGTGACCTCGAAGCGGCCATAGAGGTAGGCGGCCTCGAAGGTGAGGCGCTTGACCGTCTGCGAGCCGGCGGCCTCAAGGTCGGTGTTTTCGGCCTTGAAGGCGACACCGGAATTGCGACCAACATGCACGGGCACAACGCCCTGCCTGCCTGCCCAGGAAATCTTGGCCTTCTCGAACATCTGGAGGACCATGACTTCGTTATTGAGCTGCTCCTGGAGCGGCCCAATGTAGTAGTCCTTCAGGATGTCGCTGAGCGACCCTGGGGCGGAAACGGTTCCAATCGTGGCAATAGCCATTTTCTCTTACTCCCTAACCGAAGAGGTTAACGCTGCCGTCTTTGACGGCTTTGAAGAGGGCTTCTGTGCCCTCCTTGATTGTCCCGAAGGTCTGCTTGTCAGCGACGGAGGCTGTCCGAGACGCCCCGGTCCCGGCCCGCTTGGGCCGAGAGGGAACGCCTGGGTCTGCCTCTGACTCTGCCGCGACCTCCTGGGCCTCCTGCGCGGAGGCGCCAGGGTTGGCGGCGAGATAGCGAGCAATGGCCTCTTCCTCGCGCGTTGCGAGCCATGAGGTGTACTGCTCTGCCACTCGGTTCAACTCGACATTCGGGTCGCGCTGGACGGCACTGTAGAGAACTTGCTGAAGGTCCGCTCTGAGGTTTTCGTCATAGCTTCCCGTGACTTCGGCAACCTCTTGCCGCAGACGAATGCGCTCGGCATGGACCTCCTGCTGGTGCAGGCGGGCCTCCATCATGGCCATCTTCTCCTGAACCTCCTTGGGAAGCTCAGTCGTACCACTCAGGAGCCTGTCAAGCTCGTCTGAAGCGTCAGCACTGTTCTCAGCCGGCTGGGCGTGCGACAGGTTCCGCATCATGGCAACTTCGTTGCGCATCATCTCGGCCTGTTGCTTGTATGCCTCGATTTGCGCCTGGGCATCGTCGGCTTCCCCACGATACTTATTGCGCGCCTCGATGACGTCTCTAAACCGCTTATACGGGACGCGGTGGCCCGGAGTAGCAGGCTCTTCCTCGGCGGAACCGTCATCCGCTCTGGCCTCTGCCTGCTCTTCGCCTTCGCCAGCTTTGGTCTCGGTCTGGGGCTGATCAGCCGGAACTTCCGGCGCCTCTGCCTTCGCCTCAACCGCCTCTTCGACCGCAGGAGCGGCCACGACCTCTGGTTTCACGTCCTCGGTCACGGACGGGGTGGGGTCCTGCTCGGAGAATGCAAGCTCCATCTTTTCGCTCAGCTCTTGTGCCATCTCTTCGCTTAGAAGACCCATCTCATGCTCCTTTTAACGCCCTGGAAGTTTGGCGGGGTGTCCACGCTTTTGCGTGAATTGTTTCTGGGAGAAGATGTCGAGCGAGCCCTGCTCGCCGTCTGTCCACTCCTCGTCGAAGACCTTACCCGTTGCCTGCTCATAAGCCAACATTTCGCGCAAGGTGCCGGGCCTACGGAGCAATTTCTCGTCACGGACAACGTCTATCTGCTCCACTCCAGCGAGCGCCAGGCCCCATGCGAAGACCATGTCGTCATGCTTTCGGCTGTCCGCTTCGGGGCGGCCAATCTTGTTATAGACGAAGGTATTCATCTCTGCCTTCATCCGCTCGTCGTTGACCTCAAGGGCGCCGCTTGAGAGGGCCTTGTGCAGCCTGGCGAGCAGGACCGGCCGGGTAGAGGCGCTCGTGGAGAAGCCCAGGTCCTCCTTCCAGCGCTTGGCCATCTTGTCGAATTTGGTGCGGCGGTAGAGGGTGGCGTAGCCCGCGCCTACGAGGTGCTCGATAATGCTTAGTCCGTAGGAATTGGACTCCGCCACCACCAGTGCGCCCCACTTCTTCGCCTCTTCGAGGACACGGGCGGAGAATTCGGTGGGTGAGACTCTTACGTAATAGGTGCTGACGCACTTGGGCTTCTCCTTGTCTGTAACATCGAGCACGCAGAACGATGAGAAGTCCCCGCTTGGGGACCCTCCAGCCGTATCGACGCCCATGGAGTAGGCTCGGTACTTCTGGGGTTTTGCGTACTCCTTGTACCCGGGCAGCGCCTTGGCGTGGGGGTAAACCGTGTCGAAAAACCGCTCCCCCGAGGTGATGAAGGCCCCCTCGGCGGTGATCGGGTACTCCTGATGGAAGGTTTGCCAGTTATTTCCACACTTTGTGCGGTAAGCGTCGAAGGCCCACCAGTATTGCTTGATCGAGAGCTTGTGCTTCTTGGTGTAGTCCGCCCATTTGGGGCCACCGCCCCGGAATCCTGCCGGTTTCTCGTCCAGGGAGTACTCAGACGAGAGCGTCCAGGGCAGAAACACCTTCTTGTAGCCATTTTCGTCAACCCAGAGCTGGTGAGCGTGGTTGAGGCCGTTGGCCGTGGTCTCCATGACCACGATGGCGTCCGGTGTGGCCGTCTGGAACACCGCTCGCACCGTCTGCTCGACGTCCGAGTAGAAGGCGAACTCGGAGCAGTGCAAGAAGTTGTAGGTGGTGCCGCGAGCGGACTGGGTGTTCGCAGTAAAAACCCGAATCATTCCGCCATGAAAGAAGAGGATCTCCCTGACGTTGCTCTTCTCGGTGGGGAACTGCATCCAGGCAGGCAAGTTCTCGTAGAACCGCCGGTAAATCTCAAATATCTGCTCGGCGGACTCACGGCTCTGGGCCATGACGCCAACCTTGAAGTTGGGCTGGAAGTACGCATGCCAGAACGCATAGGCAGCGATGCCTGTCGTGCCGCCCATCTGCCTGGCCTTGAGGTCGAACACCCAGGGGTTCTCCTGGATGGCCGCCAGGAGCACCTCCTGAGCCTCGTTCATCTTGAACGGGATGAGACGAGCTTTCTTGTCGACGATCTTCAGATACCGGCAGAAGTACCTGAAATCACTGGCACATCGCCTTAGCTCGGTCTCTTTGTCAGTTGACTTGCTCTTCCTTGCCATCGACCTTCACCTCGGAGCGGACCTCGTTGAGGATGTCGCGTAGCCGTTCGAGGACAATCTCTTCGCCGTCCTCTTCGAGCTTCTTGGTGCGCGCCTCGACAAACACCGTCTCGGCCGTGGTCTTTGACAGTTGAGCTATCTGCTGTCGGCGTGCAACCGAGTCATCCAATTCCGGCCTCTCAGTCCATGCGTAGCGCTTCTGCAAGACGAACATCGCGGCTCGCCAGTTGTGCTTCTCGGTGGCCTCTCTGATGACGATGTCAGCGAACTTGGACTCACCGATGCCCTCAGCGCACTGTATCTCGTGGAAGAACCACGGGTAGAGCGGGTGGGTTATCTTCTCTTTGCCGTACCGAATCCACTTCGACACGGTCGTGTAGGACACGCCAGCCTGGGCAGACGCCGAGCGGCGGCTGTGGCCAGCGTTGAGCACCGAGAGGACCGCCAGCATGCGCTCCTTGAGCCCTCGCTCCTTGCGCGACAGGACGATGTCCTGGGGCAGCGGGTGGCGGAGCGGTGCTTCATCCATCGAGGAACCTCTTCTTCCAGCGGTGTCGCTTCTTGCGGTCGGTCTCTTCGAGCATACAGACGTGCATGCACTCAAGGAAGCGGACGGCATCTTTGGCAAACGCGACGAGGCCACCATCTGCGGCGCCCTGCTGGATGTCGTTAATCCGCATTCGCTCGACCATGCCCACGACAATCTGACGGCAGGCCCGGTGCTTCGGACGAAGCGCTGCGTCGTGATACCCCTCCAGGAGGCTCACGAGGTTGAGCAACTCCAGGGCCATGACCTTGAAGGCGGACACGATGGCCTGCTCGCGCGGCAGCGCCGCATGCTCGTAGTAGACGACATCCAGGGCGCTCTTGCACTGACCCAGGGCCTCAGCAATCAAGCCCTCCACCACCGTGGCCTTGGCGATGCCACCGCTTCGGGCATCCTTGTCGTAGACCACGATGTCTTTGGAGGCGATGCTGAGGCCCGGCTCCAGCGTGCCGCCCTCTGCGGCAAAGGCGCTCACTTGAGGTAGCGCTTGAGGTGCGGGCCGAAATACTTTGGCCCCATCGCCCTGGCGTTGTTCATGGCCATCCGCATCATCGCGGTGATGACGTCCTTGGGGCTATCGAAGCTGCCAGAGTCCATCACCCGCTCGACGAACTTGAGCACAGCCGGGTCGAACTCACCAGCACGGAACGAGACGTAGGTCCTGAAGTAGTTACCCCTCGGGTCGAGCTTGGGCTTCTCTTCTGCCGCCGGCTTCTTCTTGGCAGGCGCCTTCTTCTTCGCGGGTGCCTTCTTGGTGGCCATCTACTGCTCCTCCATCCAGCGCCAGGCGCGGCAGCATGCCAACCCAATCAGCAGCGCCGCCCTCCTGTCGTCATTTTTAGCCAGGTGCGCCAGCGGTAACACTGGAGAGTGCCTGGGTTTTGACAACATATTACACATGTCGCGCTGACCCGCAACAGCGCGCGACCTTGGCTGAGTCGGCAACTCAAGCACAACCCGCCATTGGGTGGGGGACACCTCGACGTACTGGATGTCCTCGTACCAGGCGCTCGTGGCGAAGCGCTCACGGGTCCTGGCGAGGCCCAGCGCAGCGGCAGGGTTGACGCCCACGTAGCCGCCACCCTCCATGACCACGAGGTCCACGTCGAGCATCGTGCCGCTCACCGCGAGGTAGTCAGCATGGTCGATGTCTCTGAAGTCGACCGGGTCGATACCCTCCCAGACGACCACGGCGGTCGGCTTCTTGCCGCTCGCCGGGTCGATGCTTATCCACCGGCTCGGAGCCTGGTGAGCAGGAGGGGGGCACTCAGGGAACGTACTCTTGGACTTGGCCACGGCTTCTGGCTCCTGCACAAACGAATCGGGTGCGAGCACCATCCCACTCGATATCCGATTCGTAAAGATTACGCCTCGGGCCATGGCGGAACTTGTCCATCCCTATCTGCGCCTCCCAGGCGTGTGCGTCCTCGTTAACGTTGTGTAAAATCCAGGGCACCAGGCCCACGTCAGCGTCGTCGTCGATGGCTCCAGAGCCCTTGGAGTCCCGGATGGTGGGGCGCTCCTTGCTCCGCTTGGCGGCCATGGTTGGCTGAGAGATGCTGACGACCACGCAGTCCAACTCCATGGCCAACTCCTTGAGACCACGGCTGATTTGCTCGATCTCCTCAGTACGGTTGCCGGCCTGCTTTTGGGACCGCATGAGCTGGATGTAGTCCACAACGACGATGCCGAGGTCCCCTTTCTGGGCTTTATAGGACCTGGCGGCCTGTCTGACCCCGTCAATGGTGGCTCCCTGGGCCCCAATCACCCTGATTTGGGCCTCTGAGACGCTCTGAGCGCCGTGCGTAAGGGCTACCAGTTGGTCCTCATTTAGGCCCATTTGGTCGTGCATTTGGACCGGAATCCCTGATTCTGCGGCGATTAGACGCCCAATCAGCTGGTCAGCAGGCATCTCCAGGCTGACGATGAGGGCCGGGCGCCCCTGTTCCTTGGCCACAGACCATGCGAAGCCGTTGACGGCC